CTCCTTGTCGAGGAGGTACGCGATACGGTCGCGGACGTAGCGCTCGAGGTGCTCGTGGTAGCTTGTCGCCCGGAGCGCCGCGGTTACGTTCGCGAGCTCCTCGGGGTCGATGGCGATTAGTTCGGGATCCATACCCCTAAAACGCCACCCGGCCGGCACGTATGCCGCGCGCGACGGCGCGACGTGTGGGCGACATGCCGGCCCCGGCGGCCAGAGCACCGCCGAGCGGGGTCGATTCGGTGCGCTCCTCGGCGGCGGCCGGAAGCGGGCCGCGAGCCGGAGCGCGTGGGAGGGGGTTTTGCACGGGCGGCCCCATGGCTCGAGTCGCCCGCGGGCGAGGCGGCGGCGACAACGGGGGCGGGGCGCCTGCCCGGCCGCCCATGGTGCCGAGCTTCGCCTTCCGGCCCCGGGGCGGTGCCGGCGGGGCCGCATACAGGGATTTTCCGCGGCCGCCGCGTTTGGCTCCCGGCGGCACGGTTTGCTTACGTGCCATCTCGGGGCGTCCCGTCTAGCGCATGGTAGCGGTTAGTCAACCCCACCGGCTTTGCGCATAGCCGGCGAGGTACCGAGACGGCACGGCGCGGAGCGTGATCCGGGCGGGAATGAGCCCGACGAGCGAGAGGAGCCACAAGATAAGCGCAATGACCAAAACCACCCGGATGATTTGCTTAATGGCCGGGTCTATCGGCAAGAGCGTTTCGACGAGGTAGAGCACGAGCCCGATAACGATAAGCACGACGATAAGCTGCACGAGCGGCATAGCCCCCCCCCTTTTTACGATGGCGCGGCGTTACATGCCGGGAGCACGCACGAGCCGCACGCCGTCGCGTTGCGGCCGTTCGACGTGTACGCTGCCCCGTTGCACGTGCATTGCTCGCCGCGGACACCACACGAGCAGATACGGCACACGCCCGGCGCCGAAAGCGCCCCAGTGTAGCACCAGAGCTCGTCGATTTCTCCCGGTGCGAAATGGCCGGCGTTGGAGCCCGTGACGGCAAACTCCGCCGAGCTGACCGCCGGCACGTACGCAAAGCTCTGCGTTGCTACCGAGGCGCCATTCTCAAAGAGCGCCGAGCTACCGGCGTTGACGACAAGCGCCAGGTGCGCCCACACGTTCGGCGCAATCGCCGACGGCGCCGTCACAGTCACGCCGCCGAACGCGGCATCTTGCAACGTCGCCCGCCAAATTTCGTCGCCGCCGTAGTACATAACGAAGCCGCCGCAGCAACCTTGCACCGAGCCATAGAGCGCGTTCTGATTGCCGGTGCCCGTCGAGCGCGCCCAAAAGCCGCATGTAAAGGGCGGCGTGAGGGTGCGCAGCGTCGTATCCGTCGAGCTAAGGTAGATACCGCTCGTCGCCTCGACGGACGCCGCGCCCTCCATCTTTTGCGTGGTGTTATTGGCAAGCGTGCCGCCGCGCTCGAGCATGTTGCGGCTCGTGGTGCCTTGCCAGTTGACGCGGGCCGCGCCCGCCGCCTCGTCGAGCATCCATGCGGCGAGCAGCGCCACGACGACGCCGCCCCCGGCGGCGGGCCCGCTCACGATGGCCGGGCCACTCGTCGCCGCATGCGGGCCGCCCTTGGTGCCCGCGGTATGCGGGCCTTGCGGCCCGGCGAGCGCAGTACCCGCGAGGAGCAGAGCGAGAAAGAGGCTACGGCCCCGAGCACGCATAGAGCACCGTCACCGAGCAGCTCGAGCACGCCGTAACGTTGGCGCGGTAGGTGCACGCCGGGCTTACGACCGAAACAACCTGGCTCGGCGGGAGGCTCATGCTCGAGCTTTGTACCTGCGCCCAATTGGTGCCGTCGCACGACATTTCCATGACAACGGTGGCGGTACCCGCGGTGCTATTCGCCTGCATCACAAGCGCGGGCGCGGCGCGAGCTACAACCACGTCGGGCGTCGGCCCGGTTGCCGTGAGCGTCCCGCCGAGCTGCCCCGAGGGACACGTCTTGTTCGCGGCGAGCGCGCTCGAGGCGACGAGGAGCACGAGCGGGAGCAGGAACTTTGCCTTGCCGCTCCGAATCTTCGCGAGCGTTTGCGCAAGCGCCGCTTGCCGCTTGGTGCGGGTCGACGCGTGCGAGCCCTCTTTGAGCGCCGAGCGCGCAAACGCCGCCGTCGACTTGCCCGCCGCCTTCGCCTTTGCCGAGAACGCACCAGGCCGCTTGATGGCGCCCTGAATCCACTTGTCCTTAGCCATTTGCGTCAACTCCCCCTATTATTTCCCGCCCACACAATTTATGAGCCCCCCATCAAGCCGCGAAATGGCACGCAACCTGCTAGGGCGATGCCCGCGGCAGCGGTGCCGGGTGCTCCATTCGCATTGCCAATGCCGCCTGATGCCCGGAAGGCGTCGCACCCGTACGCTACAGCGCCGCCGCCCCTGGCACGTGCCGTCACGCCGTACAACGTAGGCGCTCCCATCAGCACACCAATAGACCGCGAAGCCCCAGACCAGACGCCGCTCGAAACGAGCCCGTGCTCGCTCGGTGGCGAGGCGGACGAGGTTCTCGCCCCACGTCATCATCGCGGGAGCCGCGGGAGGCGGCGGAATAGGTCGGCAATGTTTGCGGTTTTCCCAACACGCCCTTGCCCGAGCGGCGCGGGCGGCCGGAGCCCAAGCATTGCCTTCGCTTTGTTGCGGGCGCCGGAGTGGGGCTTAAAGAGCGGCGTCCCGGGTACCTGCTCCGGCGTCGGCCCGATCCGCCGGCCAAGCGTGTTGATGCCGCGGTTCGGCGTGGCACCCGCAAACGGCGGCGGGCCACCAATCGCGCCGACGGGTGGCGGCATGGGATTGGTTGCGTAGCTCGGCGGAATCGGGGCGCCCGGCGGCCCTCCACCACCCGGTGCCGGCCCCATGCCCGGCGGCATGCCCACCGGCCCCGGCCCGGGTGGCGGCCCGGGCATGCCCGGCGGGAGCGGTGGCATCCCACCGGGCGCCCCACCGGGCGGCCCGGCCCCGGGAGCCCCCGGAAGCCCCGGCGGACCCTGCAAGGTCGCCATGGCTTGTTGGAGGCGCTGCACCTCGTTCGCGACCTCGAACCCGAGGTGGTCTTGCACGTGCTTCGTCATGAGCGCGTGCGCATCGTCGGAGAGGTCGCCCCGATCCAAGACGTGTTGGTGCCCCTGCACATGCTCGACGTGGTTATCCGCGGGCGACACCTGGAGCTCGGCGGCACGATCCACACGCGCAAGCGCGTTCTCATAGCGCCAGTCTTGCGCCTCTTTCGGCCCGGTCGACTTGAGCACGCGGTCGGCGTTCGGGAGCCCGAGGCCAAGCGACCAGTACTGCGTCAGGACGTACTTCCAATCGACGGTGACGTTCTCGGCGGCGAGCTGGTCGGGTGGTACCTGCACGAGGAGCGCTATCCCCTGCACCATCTGCTGCGCCCGGACTTGTTGGTTCAACGCAGACGTCGTGCCGAGCCATTCCCATTCGTACTCGCCAACGAGGTCGGCGACGGACACGGGATGCTCGAGCAGCTCGACGCCATCCTGGCCCGCCACCTTGAGCACGATGTCACGGTCGAGGCATTGCTGCGCCAAAATGTCGGAGCGCTCGAGCAGCGGCACCATAACGTCATCTTCGAGGTTCTCGATAACGGCGCGGATATCGACCGCGCTATCCGCGAGCTGCGCCGCAAGGCCACTCGCCCCACCCGTGCCCGCACCGGCCGCGGGCGCCTGCCCCGGCACGATCGGCCTTGCCGGCGTCGGCGCCACCAAGTTATCGCCAATCCCGAGGTAGCCCTGCACGGCGTCGAACCCGGCTTGCGCGGCCCCCGTCGGTGGCGTCGTGAACTGCACGCCTTGGGGATTCGCAAGCCACTTGGCGCCCGGCGTCATGCGGAGCGACGTCGGATCCTGTACCGCGCCGATATCGACGACAGCAATCGGATTCGTTGCCCACACAAAGGCGTCGGACGATTGGTTGCCGAGGTCGTTGACAAAATACTGTATGTAGTCGAAGACCTCCGGCAGTCCTCGACCATAGAACTCCTCGGCAATCTCGACGAATTTACCGGCGAGCCATTGCGAGCCCCCGTGAAAGAACGGGCGCTTCTGTACCCGGAGCGGCACCGTGTCGGCGCCGAGCGTCACCAGGTAGCGCTCCGCGCCCTCGCCCTCGAGATCGGCAACCCACGAACACTCGGTAATGTCGAGCGGTCGGAGTCCCGCGGGTAGGTTCTGGTCGAGGGGCGCCGTGAATCCCTTATCGGCGAGCCGGATAGCGAGCGCGTCGTATTTCCGGCCGCCCGAGGCGCTTGAGCCCCGCGAGCCGATCGCCTCGTCGTACAACCGGAGAAGCTCGTCGACGTTCTCGTAGACGTTGGTCGATTTCCGGTTGCCCGGATCCAAGGGTCGGTTGGCGAGCTCGTTGACGTGAGCTCGAGAAACGCACCGATCCTCGAACGCGAGCGACGCGGCGTCGACACTCGGAGCCGTCACGGGCCAGACGTAGAACGCGAAGAGGTCGACGGGCTCGAAGGTCGGCCCCAAAAAATCGGCGACCTTCTCGACGACTTGCTTCGTTTTTCCAGTTGGTGCGCCATCCTCGTCGAGCACATCCTTGAGCGCTGGTTGCTCGTGCTCGATGCACCGCCACACGTTGCGGACGGGAGAAGTCCCGTACATGACGAGCTGGCGCAAGAACGGAAGGGCGTGGCGGCGGAGTCGCATGTGGCGCCGCATCCAATATTTCTGGAGCGCCACCTTTGCCGGCACGCGTTTCTCGAAATCCTCGGCGAGCGCGCGGCACGCGAACCAATCGTTATCGGGGAAGAGGTCGCGTTTTAGGCGGGTTACCCATTGCTCGATCCACCGGCGCCCGATCGGAAAGTAGGTGTTGGTGCGGCCGCGGTAGCCCTGCACGTCATGCCGGAGGCTCCAGATGCGGTAGTACCGTAGCCACCGATCCCGTAACACCATGCGCTCGTTACGGGTGCTCGTAATGAGCGGCGACAGCTCCTCCCGAATGCGGGCTTGGATCTCCGGGTCGACGGCAAGGTTCACCGCGGGCTCGCCTCGCGCAGGCGAGAGCGCCGGCCCCGCGGCGGTCTTTTTGGTCGCCGCCGCTACGGCCCCACCCGGTGCCATCTCGGGGCGTGCCGTCTACTCCATCACGGGCGGCGTGGCTAGCCCGGCGACTCGAAGAGCGGCCGCCGCCGCGGGCGCCTCGCCGTGCCGCGGCGTTTGAGCATGCGCCGGGCGCGACTACGGAGATAGACGTAGACGTTATAGCATGCCCGCGAGCATGTCGGCGTCGCCGTCTGGCCCGCCGCCGAGCGCATGCGCCAAAAGACCGCACGACACTCCGGGTTGGAGCATTCGAGCCATACCCGAGAGGGGGAGAGGGCCGCGGGCGGGATAGAGGGGCCACCCGCGGCCCTACATCGGTCGACTCGTGCGGCATCACTCGCCCGAGGTGCCCCACGCGCTACCACGCGCAATCCGCCTTGGCAATCGCCTGTAGCTTTTTCATCCAATCGGCCGCCGAGCCCTGCAAGTTGTCGTGTAAATAATCTAGAGCGTCAACTACGTCCTTATACGGATGCACGTTGAGCGGCTTTCCGGTTTTGGGATGGCACGCAAAACCACCGGCGAGCGCGCTATGCAGGATCGGGCACCGCGGCGAGACGAGGAGCGCGGGCGATGGCTCGGGCTCGCCGGGCACGAGCACGCGACGCAGCATCCGTTGCCGGAGCCCCTCGAAGCGCCGGCCGTGGTTCGAGAACGTCTGGAGCATGATGCCGGCTTTTAATAGTTCGCGGCGGATGGAGCCGAGCTCCATCTCGTGGAGCGCTTCCGGGTCGCCGGCGTCGAAGCATGGCCCCGAGGAGCCGAGGAGGTCGAGCGTCGTTGCCTTGGTCGCCTCGATTTGTGCGGTCAAGCTCGCGTGCTCGAGCACCAATTCCGCCAACACTAACAGGCGGCCCCAGGCGTCGACTTGCGCGAAGACGGTTACCGGGCAGACCTGACCAAAGTCCCATCCGCGGAGCATCCGGGCCGAGGGGTTTATCGGAATCTCGCGCCGCATGAGCGCCGGCACGTACTCCGGCAACACAGGGTCGCCGCCGCCCAAATCCCACGCAATCTCGAACTCCCGTTGCCACCCGCGGGGCGGCATGCCCCGCATGGCTTCCCGCTTCCATTGCGGGTCGCGCTTTTGCGGGTCGGCGGAATAGTGCACCTCGACGACGTGGACGCCGTTCCGCGGGCAGTCCCATTCCGTCACACCGTGGAGCGGCTGCGCCGCCTTGGTGCGCGGGTCGGGGCGCTCGACGAGGCTACTACTCGAGAGGAACGGCATGGCTAGCTCAACTGGAATCTGCTACCTTTGCCAGCATGCCACTCGCGAGTCTCCGGGTGCTCTCGCTCGGAGCTGGTGTGCAATCGTCGACGTTGCTGCTCCTCTCGTGCCGCGGCGAGCTGCCCCGGCTCGATGCCGCCATCTTCGCGGATACGCAATACGAGCCCGCCGCCGTCTACGATCATCTCGCCTGGCTCGAGGAGGTCGCCCGCGGTGCCGGGATTCCCGTCTACCGGGTAACGGCGGGCGATATCCGCGCGGATGCGCTCCGCTCGACCATGCGGGGGCGGCTCGACGAGGGAACGCGGGCGGTTGCCATGCCGTTTTTCGTCGCGCGGAAACCGGGTGCTGAGGGCAGCCCCATGATGCGGCGGCAATGCACACGCGAATACAAGCTTGAGCCCATCCGTCGAAAGCTCCGGGCGCTTGCGGGCATTGCGCCAGGGGAAACGGTCGGCAGCAGACTCACGGTCGAACAATGGGTTGGTATCTCCGCGGATGAGCTGCAACGCATCCGTGCGAGTCGGGACTATTGGATATTGCTGCGCTACCCTTTGGTCTTTGACTTGCAACCCGCTTGGCGCCGCTCCGATTGCGTCGCCTGGCTGCGCCGGAACTACCCAGAGCGCCGCGTCCCGCGCTCCGCCTGCATCGGCTGCCCGTTCCACTCCAATGCGGAATGGCGGGCCATGCGCGATTGCGACCCGGTATCGTGGGCCGATGCAGTCGCATTCGATGCCGCCATGCGCAAGCGTGGCGGCGAGCATGGGCGCCTCTACGTCCATGCTTCGTTAGCACCACTCGAGCGAGCGCCGCTCAACGACCCCGATCCGCGCCAAGGCTCGCTCTTCTCGTGCGGCGTATGCGATACCTGAAAGCTCGATAGTGAGACATTCACGGTATCACAGATACCGTGAATGCCACGCTATCGCGGTTGCGGCTCAGGCGGCCCCACGGGAGTGGGCTCCTCGGCGCAATCGTCGTGCGCCTCGGGCTCCTTCTCCTCCTCCTCCTCGTCGTCGGGCGGGAGGTGCTCGCTCTCATCCTCGGGTGTCTTTGTCATGTTGCCCCCGTCGTCGTTGGTGTCGTGGTCGTCGTGGTCGGGCCGCCGGGCCGCGGATGCCAGCCCCACGGCTTATCATCGTCGTAGAGCTGGCCGCCGTGTCTCACCGACACGTGCACATGGTGCGCGTGCTTGTTCGACCCGGTGTACTTTCGCCACATGCCCGCCGGGTGCGGCTGCCCGGCACCGGAATAGATGCGGCCATTACTGATAACGTACTTGACGCGTGGCTCGCGGCCGGTGGCGACACGCTCGCGGAGCCACTCGGCAAACGCGTAGGAATCGAACCCGTTTTTCGGGTCATGCGTGAAGTCGCGCGCCGTCACCACACGGCAACACTTGCACGGGTTGTGATCCGATACGCTCGCGGCGTGGCGCGGGTCGCCGATGCCGCCGTCGGATACCTTCGAGCGATTCGGCGCCGAGGCGTTCACCTCGCCGAGGAGTCCGAGCGTACCCGTCGCGCCGAGCGACTTTGCCAGCCGCCAGCTCATGGCTCCCGACCTCCGTTCTTCTCGCGGTACCACTCGACGAGCGTGTACCCAATGCCGACCACGACGAGGAGCCCGACGGCAAACCCGACCCACGCAAGGAGGCTCATGGTACCGGGTCCGACTCCCCGAGCGGCACATAGGCGGATTTCTGCTGCATGCCCATCCACCGTTCCATCTTCTCGCCGATCCGCCCGAGGCTATCGGTTTGCTTCTGGAGCTCGACCGTCTGGCGTTGCAGCTCGACGGCCTCATTCCGCTGGATCTCGATCAGATCCTTCGCGAGCTTGCCGTTCTCGATGAGGCGGTCGGTGACGAGCTCGACTTGGCCGCCGAACTTGAAGATGACAAACCAAAGAAGCACGCCCGCAACCACGATCGGGAACCCGACTTGCGTGATCGCGCGCGACGCCACGTCGACCCATCCGGCGCCGGGCACGACGACTTGTGGCGGGGAGCC